CATCAGCAACAACAACAACAACAGCAACTTCTGCTTCATATGCTGCTACTGCTTCTTTATTGTTAGGTTCAGTAGTAAGTGCCTCTTATGCCGCAACTGCTTCCATAGCTGCTTTTGCAACCACAGCTACAACCGCCACTTCAGCAACAACAGCAGCAAGTGCTTTAACAGCCACTTCAGCTTCATTTGCTTCAACTGCTATTTCTTCCTCTTATGCAGCTACCGCTTCATTATTATTAGGAAGTGTAGTAAGTGCCTCTTATGCTAGTAAAGCAACAGACGCTGATTATGTTTATGGGTACTATCAGATAAGTTCCTCAGCAGTTCCTACTGTTCAAAGTGGTTCTAAATTTCAAATGATAGCAGGAAGTGGTACTATGACAGGAGGTATATTTACTTCAGCTGCTTTTCCTATTTTAGTAGGTAAACATTTAGGAGACACAGCTTTCATAACTGCAAATACAGTTCAAATAAGCTATAGTAACGGCCTAAATATAATATTAGATAGTTCAACTGGAGTTATTGAAATAAACAACAGTTTAGGATCAGGGACAGCATATGTAGTATTCACCGGTTTTGTATTATTAACTTAAAAATAAATAAATTATGGAAAAAAAGGTTTTAACAGAAGAAGAAATGAAACAAATCAGTTCTTTACGTATTAAGTTTGATGAATTGGTTTTTAAAGTAGGAATGAACGAAGTTCAACAAATGGGTTTAAAAGCTCAAAAAGATCAACTAGAAAATGAATTGAATGATATTCAATTACAAGAACAAAATTTAATTAAAGAAATTGAATCCAAGTATGGAAAAGGAAATATTTCATTAGAAACAGGAGAATTTATCCCTCTCCCTTAACTTTGAATTTCCATTGCCATACATATAATAAAACAAATACTAATATAATATGGCAGAAATTTTACTATCACCCGGTGTACTAGCTAGAGAAAATGATCAATCTCAAGTTACTAGCTTACCTATCCAAGCAGGAGCTGCTCTTGTTGGACCAACTGTAAAAGGTAAAGTAGGGATTCCTAAACTTATTACCACTTACAGTGAATATCAAGCATATTTTGGTACTACTTTTAACAGCGGCTCAGTAACAAATGCTCAAACTTATACTTATTTCACTTCTATTTCAGCATACAACTATTTCCAGAATGGTGGAACTAGTTTAATTGTAACCAGAGTAGCATCAGGTTCATATACTCCAGCAGTATCTCAACCTATTTCTTCAAGTGCTAATATTGGTTCATTAAATGCCTTTACTTTAGAAACTCTAAGTGACGGTGTAATTATGAACAGTGTAGGCCCAGAAGATGCCGCTGGTGTATTAGCAAGTGGTTCAAAAGATAACTTAAGATGGGAAATTGTTTCTCCTAACACAGCATCAGGTACTTTTGGTTTATTAATCAGAAGAGGTGATGATAGAACAAATAACAAAACTGTTTTAGAAACTTGGACTAATCTATCTCTAGATCCTAATTCATCAAATTATGTAGCTAGAATTATTGGTGACCAAGCATTAACAACTCGCAATGCAGGTACAGCAGATATTTATCTACAACCTTCAGGTTCATATCGTAACTCTTCTCGTTATGTAAGAGTAAGTAATGTGGCTTTAACTACTGTAGATTATCTTGACAGTAACGGGGATGTTAGAATTAACGCTTATACTTCCTCTATTCCAATTGCCCAAAGTGGTGCTTTTGAAAATGCCACTGGTAATATCGGAGGTAATAACCAATACTATCAAGACATTACTAACACAAACTCACAAGGTTTAGTAGCATCTAACTATACAGATGTATTTAATTTATTAGCCAATAAAGACGAGTACAGATATAATGTAATTTCTGCTCCTGGTTTAATTAACGCATTTGCTTCACACACAAGTGTATTAAGTACTTTAATTTCAAATATTGAAAATAGAGGAGATGCTATTGCTCCAATAGACTTAGTTGGATATGGTTCATCAATCGGAGCTGTAACAGCACAAGCTGCTTCACGCGATACTTCATATGCCGCTGCTTACTGGCCTTGGTTACAAACCACTGACCCAGATTCAGGTAAAAACGTATGGGTTCCAGCATCCACTATGATTCCTGGAGTATACGCAAATAACGATAGAATTGCTGAAGCTTGGTTTGCTCCTGCTGGTATTAACAGAGGTGGATTAGGTCAAGTAATTCAAGCTGAACGTAAATTAATCAATGCTGATAGAGATACTTTATATCAAGGAAAAGTAAATCCAATTGCTACATTCCCTAACACTGGAGTAGTAGTATTTGGACAGAAAACTTTACAAAAACAAGCCTCTGCCCTTGATAGAGTAAATGTTAGAAGATTGTTAATTGAGTTAAAAGGATATATTTCACAAGTAGCTGACAACTTAGTATTTGAACAAAACACTACCGCTACTAGAAACCAATTCCTAGCACAAGTTAACCCATATCTTGAATCAGTACAACAAAGACAAGGTCTGTATGCTTTTAGAGTAGTAATGGATGATTCAAATAACACACCAGATGTAGTTGATAGAAATGAACTAAGAGGTGCTATTTATTTACAGCCTACTAAAACTGCTGAATTTATTTATCTAGACTTTAACATTCTACCTACTGGAGTAACATTTGCCTAATATTACATAAAGAATTAAAGAACACAATCTATAACATATATATCATAGAACAAATAAATATACTAACATGGCAGTACTAAATCCAAACGAAATATTCTTTACCGCTTTTGAGCCCAAACTACAGAACCGCTTTATTATGTATATTGACGGTATCCCCGCATATACAATTAAAGGAATCAGTGGTCTAGGATTTTCTCAAGACGAAATCAAACTTAACCATATCAACGTTTACCGTAAAGTAAAAGGTAAATTAACCTGGAATGATGTTACTTTAACATTATTTGATCCAATCACTCCATCAGGAGCCCAAGCTTGTATGGAATGGGTTCGTTTACATCACGAATCAGTAACAGGTAGAGATGGTTATTCTGATTTCTATAAAAAAGACATTACCTTAGATATTTTAGGTCCAGTAGGAGATATTGTTTCTGAATGGATCATTAAAGGTGCCTTTATTAAAAACTTTGCACAAGGTGATTTTTCTTGGGACAATGAATCAGTAGCTCAAAACTTGACCTTAACATTAGGAATGGATTATTGTATCTTGAACTTCTAATTTGACTATCTAAAATATTATTTTTTGGTACATAGGTAAAGAGCCAAACAGAAATGTTTGGCTCCCCTATTCCTTTTTCATATCATACATACATATAATAGAACAATAAAATAAAAAGTCTATGGCAGAACTAAAGTTACCAACTGAAACAGTTGAATTACCATCAAAAGGTCTACTCTACTCAGAAGATAATCCTCTATCCTCAGGTAAAATTGAAATGAGTTATATGACCGCAAAACACGAGGATATTCTAACCAACCAATCATATATCCAGAAGGGCGTTGTATTGGACAAGTTAATGCAAGCACTCATTGTTTCTCCCGTTAATTACGATGATTTAATTGTGGGGGACAAAAACGCTATAATGGTGGCAGCCCGTGTTTTAGGTTATGGGGGAAATTACACATTTATGTATAACGGAGAGGAATATACTGTTGATCTAACTCAAATTGAAAATAAACCGTTAGATGAAAGTTTATTCACTAAAGGTGTAAATGAGTTTTCTTATACATTACCATCAACAAATACAACTGTTACTTTTAAAATCTTATCTCATAAAGATGAAAGAGACATTGAACGTGAACTTGAAGGTTTAAAGAAAATTAATAAAGAAACTAACCCAGAGTTAACTACTCGTTTAAAATACATTATTACTTCAGTTGATGGAGATAGGGAAAAGAAAACAATTCGAGAATTTGTAGACAACTATCTGTTAGCTCGAGATTCCCGATCACTTCGAGATTACATTCGAAAAGTTCAACCAGATGTTGACCTTACTTTTTTTCCCAACGGAAGTGACAGTAGAGTCAATATCCCAGTTGGGATTGAATTTTTTTGGCCTGAGTTTAGAGACGGCGCCTCAAACTCGTAAAAATTTATTTAAACAAATCCATGAAATTGTTTTTCATGGTAAAGGAGGATATGATTGGGAAACTGTTTACCATATGCCAATATGGTTAAGAAATTATACCTTCCATGAATTAAAAACTTTTTATGATAAAGAAGCTCAAGAATATGAAAGAGCATCTAAAGGTAAAGACAACACCACTGTTGTAGATTCTCAAGGAAATGTTAATGTTCCTGAATTTATGAGAGGTGCTAAAAAACCAACCTATTCTACTAGCATGAAGAAATAAGCCCACCAAAAGTGGGCTTTTTCCATACATATAATAAAATATAGAAATGGCAGATACTACTAAAATAGCCGCTGAGATAAGAGAACTTCTAAAAGCACTAGGACCAGAAGGAAGATCTTATAAAGGAATTTTACAATCATTAGAACAAACTAATGCTGGGGTAGATGAATATAAAACTCTATTAAAGAGTGTTCAAGATGTTTTAAGAGACTTAAATAATGACTTAGATAATACCTTTAATTCATGGAAAAATATAAATAATGAATTAAATAAAGCATATTCTAGTGTATCTTTGACTAAAAAAGGTTTTGGAGAATACTATAAAATATCTAGCCAATTATTATATAATCAACAAAATTTATCTAGTGTATCTAAAAAGGAATTAGAGAGTTTGCAGAAAAAAGCAGAACTTAATAAAAAAGTATTAGAACAACAACTTAAAGAATTTAAAGCGAGAGAAATAAGGGAAAAAGGAACAAAAAAGTTTTCTGATGCTGAAGTAGCTGCTTATAAAAATTTAAAAGGGGCTTTTCAAAATATAACAGGAGAAATAGATGTCACTAATAATGCCCTTCAACGTCAATTAAAAGATGTAGAAGCAATTAACGGAGCTGTAGGTATAACAGGAAATATATTTAAAGGTATATCACAAATCCCAGGTTTAAGTAAAATTTCAGGCTATTTAAATGTAGATAAAGCTAATGAAACTATGAAAGAATATGCGGCTTCTCAATTAGAGACAGTCCGCAATTCAGATGATTACCAAAAAAGATTAGCGAAAATTCAAAAGACATTAGAAAAGGAAAATTCTACTGAAGATGACAAGATAGATGCTATTAAAAAAAGAGATAAACTAGAACAAGAGGCTAGAAATAAAGTCAATAATGGCTTAACTAAAACTATAACATTATTTAAAGGATTAAATGAGTTAGGAAAAGGATTTTACAAAGCATTACTCGACCCAGCCACGTTATTATTAATGATAGCTAAACAAGCGGGAAAGATAGATGCTGAAATTGTATCCTTTCAAAAAAGTTTAAATTTATCAAGAGATGAAGCTACAGATTTAAGAAAAGAATTAGCATTAGCTGCATATCAATCTAATACTAATTTTTTAACCACCTCAGATCTAGTTAAAGCTCAAAATAATTATAATAATTTACTAGGAATACAAGGTAAAATAAATACTAAAAATCTTGAAACTCAAGCAAGACTAGTTGAACTAGTTGGAGTATCAGGAGAAAGCGCCGCCAAACTTCAATATTACTCAGATGCAACAGGCCAAAATTTTGAAACAAATTATAAATCCTCTTTAAGAACAACCCACGAACTAAGTAAACAATATGGAGTTCAAATAAATTCAAAGAAAGTTCTAGAAGATGTTGGTAAAACTAGTTCATATAACTTAGTCCAATTTAGGGGTTCTACAACAGCATTAACTGAGGCAGTTGCTAAGGCTCAAGCATTAGGTACAACTTTAGAAGGAGTAAATAAAATATCTCAAACATTATTAGATTTCCAATCATCAATTGAATCAGAACTAGAAGCTGAATTATTAACTGGAAAACAAATTAATTTAGAACAAGCCCGATATTATGCTCTAACTAACCAAACCTCCAAATTAATGGATGAATTAGTTAAAAATGTGGGCAATTTCAGTGAATTTTCTCAACTAAATGTTATCCAACAAGAAGCATATGCTAAATCTTTAGGTATGAGTGTTGGAGAAATGAGTGATATGCTATTAAAACAAGAATATATTGGCAAAAATGGGGAAATAATAAAAAACACTACAGATGAAGAACTCCAAAATAGAATAGAACAGTTATCAATCCAAGATAAGTTCAATAAATCTATGGAGAAACTCCAAGATATTATAGGAAGTATTGTTCAAGGACCTTTAGGAACATTTATGGAGTTTATAGGTAAAATATTAGAAAACACCACTATATTAAGCATGCTATTAGGAACAATAGCTACAGTTCAGCTTGTTAATATGTCTAGGGCCCTTGGAATGTCACTAATATCATTAGTGGGGATGATTCCAAAAACAGCAACATTATTAGGATTAGATATAGGAAGGGCAGCTGCCAACATAGCAAGTGCTAATGCTCTTACTTTAGGATTAGGGGCTATAGGTATAATGGCTGGGATAGGAGCAACCATGCTCTTACTTGAAAAATTTACAACACCAAAAAAACCCCAAATAGCAGGTGACGTATTCTCCCCAGCCAAAGGTAAAACTATGGTCTCAACTAAAGAAGGCGGTCTATTTGAATTATCAGAAGGTAAAACTACGGTCGCAACTAAAGAAGGTGATATACTTGAATTATCATCAAATGATGATTTTGAGGCAGCCCCAGGAATATTTAATAAAAGAAGAAAAAGTAAAGAATCTACCTCTATCATGTCTCCTTCCATTAATATGCAACCATTAATAAATGAAATGGCAGCAGTTAGAACAATTTTAACTTCAATCCTAAACAAAGAAGGAAATGTATCAATAGACGGAAACGTAGTAGGAAAAACTCTTGCTCTAGCCCAATATAACACAGGAAGCTAACATACATATAACAAACATTAAAACCAAAAACTATGTCATTACTTAACAAACTAACTCAAACTGGAACCCCATTATCTATAACTGGAAATGGTTCATCTCCTGCTATCAATATTTTAGCCACTGGTCAATCTAAACTTCATGCTGATGGTTCACAAGCTAGCTACTCAGTTAACGGAGCAAATCAGTCATCAGTTAATGCTGCCTATCAGGGTTATGTTGTTGGAAACCCAAACATTCTACCTCTTCCATCACAATTAGATTATAACAACGGGACAATTCCTACAGCAGACCAATACTTACTAAATCTTCCTGGATAATAAAACATGGCTTTAATAAACCTAAAAACCAACCTTTTAACTCTCAAATACGGAGGAGATAAATTAAAAGGAGGATCCAGCAATCAGCCCTACATTACCACTCCAATCCCAGGTTTACAATCTGATGGAACAGTGGCTTCAGTAGGAGTTGAGGATAATCCTCCCTTTGATGTTTTAGCCGCACGTTTTCCAGATGCCTTGGTTAGGGGAGGTTTATTAGCACCTATTAACGCAGGTAAAGATGTATCACGCTTAACCCAATATTTTTTTGACTTAAAATCACCTCGTGGTTTAATATTTATAGCCAACCAAAATCTATTATCTAGAACTGCAGTTAAAACTGAGGCCTCTTACGGAGCAGGATATGGTGGAGGAGCTTTAAATGAAGGTATTTATTTACCAACATCAACCTTGGCTCAAGTTGCTGTTCAAGGGTGGACAGGTACTCATTTAAATAAACAAGGTTTAAACCCGTTTACTCCTACTGGGGTAAATACTGACACAGGAAGTAGACTTTTAAATACATTATTGAGTGCTGGAGGTATAAATTTATATAGTGATGTAGTTAAACAAAATAATTTAGAGGAAAATAACCAGTTTCCTGTATTAAAAAAGAACATTGAATATCAAAGTCCAAAACCAGTAACAGATAAATTTGGTCCCCAAATTGATCCTATCCTTCCTATAGTTACTTACTCATTAGAAGGAGGATATAAAAACAGACTTTTAAACATTTGGTATAATAAACAATTAGGTACAGATGGTTCTAATAATATTTTATCTTATGGAGGAGGACCCGGCTCTGCTTTAGGTATAGGTAAAACTAATATTCAATTTTCAGATCAACGAACAGGTGATAGAAATACAAATTTCAACCAACCCTATTTTAGAGGAAAAGGCAATAGAACATATAGAGATCCTGATTCCCCAGAATATAATAGTATACTTCCTAAATTAGGAGTTAGTGTTAAATATAGAGATTATTTTTCTCCTCTACAACGGGTTGATGAGTTTATCCCTATAGGGTATGATTTAGAAAATGGAAACCAAGATACAAACAACCCATTTGGTTTTAAACAAGCAACTCCAAACCAAACCTTATCAACTTTTACTCCTTCTAATTACAATCAACTATATCCCAAGACAGCAGCTCTTACTCAGGATCAACTTAACGAAAAATCAACAAATCCTAAATTCTCAGGTCTATTTAGAATATCTGAACTTCCTACCCTTGTTAAAGGTAATCCTTTTACTTTAGTTAAAGATTTTAGAAAAGATCTAGGTATTGAAAATAATAAAACTATTTTATCTTTATCTCCTAATTACCTAGTTGATAATATAGAACAAAGAGTAAATTTAGGTGATCCTGGTTCTAGAACTAAAGATAGATCAGATTATACATTAGGAGGCATTGGAGGATTTACAGATAAAAATAATATTAAAAATGCCCTTGATAAAATAACAGCTTCTCCTATATACCTGGATTCTTTTAAAAAAAGAGATTCTCAAATAAGAGGGGCAAATGTATTAGGAGGAAGCGCTGGTTCTTTAAATGACCTAGCTACTTTTTATATAGCAGCGTACAAAAATGATACTTCATCTAATGCTTTTTACATGCATTTTAGAGCATTTATCAATAGTTTTAATGACTCATATAGCCCAAAATGGAATCCAATCAATTATGTAGGTAGAGGTAATACATTATATAATTATGAAGGTTTCACTAGAGATGTTAAAATGAGTTTTACTGTGGCTGCTCAATCTAAACAGGAGCTAATGCCTATGTATTATAAACTAAACTATCTAGCCTCTACTTTAGCCCCTGACTATACAAATGCTGGTTTTATGAGAGGCACATTATATAAAATGACAATGGGTGCTTACCTATTTGAAACACCAGGAATTATAACCTCACTAAATTACACTATTCCAGAACAATCTCCTTGGGAAATTAACATAGGTAATTCAGAAACTTCCTCAGATAATTCAGTTAAAGAATTACCTCATATAATAAATGTAGATTTAGGATTTACTCCAATCCAAGACTTCTTACCAAGAAGAGCTACTGAAAAATCTGGAAAAGATAGTCCATTTATAAG